TATGCAAGAACAAAGTAAATTTATTAAATATCATGTTCCGTGTCACGAATGTGGTAGCAAAGATGCAGTTTCTGTCAACACTGATGGGTCTGCAAAATGTTTTAGTTGTGACAAATTTTATTCAAACTACGAGGGAAACGTAACGCCAATGACAAACTATATCAAACAACCAACACCCAAGCCTCATGTAAATGCTCATGGTGGTATCTTTGCAAAGCTTACAGATAGAAATATCTCTAAAGAAACAGCAGAAAAGTATGGTGTTAAAGTTGTGTATGATGCAAACGGTCAACCAGCACAGCACCTTTATCCCTTCTACATTAATCATGAGCAGTGTGCTACAAAGATTAGATATATACGAGACAAACGCTTTTCGTTTGATGGTACTATACAAGACTCAGGATTGTTTGGTCAAAACCTTTTCAAAGAAGGCGGTAAATACCTTACGATTGTTGAGGGAGAATGTGATGCTATGGCTACATACGAATTACTTGGTAGTAAGTGGGCAGTAGTATCTATCAAACGTGGTGCAGCTTCGGCTGTCAAAGACATCAAAGAAAGCCTTGAATATGTAGAAAGTTTTGATAATGTTGTTATATGTTTTGACAAAGACAAAGCAGGTATGGAAGCTTCTCAACAGGTAGCTAGTATTATCAAGCCCGGAAAAGCAAAGATTGTTACGCTTCCTAATGGCTACAAAGACCCCAACGATATGCTTAACAAAGGCAAACACCAAGACTTTACAAGAGCATGGTGGGATGCACAAGTCTACACACCAAGTGGTATCATCAGGGTATCAGAGAAACAACATGACTTTCTAAACAGAGAACGTAAACAAAGTGTTCCTTATCCTTGGGAAGGTCTTAACAAAAAACTATTGGGTCTTAGAGCAGGAGAACTGGTCACACTTACAGGTGGTACTGGTCTCGGTAAGTCTAGTATCACAAGAGAACTTGAGCATTGGCTTATCAATCAGACAGACGATAACGTGGGTATCATTGCATTAGAAGAAGACTGGAAACGTACAGTTGATGGTATACTTTCTATTGAAGCCAGTGATAAACTATTTATTGATGGGGTGCGTGATGAATATGGAGAAGCTAGACTCAGCAGTATGTTTGATAAAGTCTTTAGCAACGATAGAGTATTTATTCATGCACACTTTGGTGCTAACGACATTGATGCTATCTTTGCAAAGCTTAGATATCTTATCGTAGGTTGTGATTGCAAGTGGGTGGTCGTTGACCATTTACATATGCTAGTAAGTTCTATGCTTGATGGTGATGAACGTAAAGCTATTGACAGTATCATGCACAGACTTCGTAGCATGGTAGAAGAAACAGGTGCAGGTATTATCCTTGTCTCACACTTACGTAGAATAGAAGGCAACAAGGGACACGAGAACGGTATCAGTGTAAGCTTATCTCATTTACGTGGTTCAAATAGTATTGCACAGTTATCTGATTCTGTTATAGCCCTTGAAAGAAATCAACAGTCAGACGATGATTTAGAATCACGAACAACTAAATTACGTATACTCAAATCAAGATATACAGGTGATGTTGGTATGGCTTGTTCATTGATATACGACAAAGAAACAGGTAGGCTATCAGAGTATGAGGACTTAGAAATACTTAACTCTAAAGAAGAAGATATCATACCTTTCTAGGAGAAACATATGCAATTAGTATTTGATATTGAAACAGACGGACTAGACCCTTCAGTTATATGGTGTCTCGTAGCACAAGATGAGCATGGTAAGTTTCATCACTTCTACGAAGACACCTTACAAGAAGGAATCAAGTTCTTACAAAAAGCAGACAGGCTTATAGGTCATAACATATTAGGGTATGATATACCTGTCATTAAAAAACTTACTGGTATAGACTTATATCATTCAGATAAAGTTATAGACACACTTGTTTTATCTAGGCTACTTAATCCTACAAGAGAAGGCGGACACAGTATAGCTAAGTGGGGTTATAAACTTGGGCTACCCAAGAAAGATTCTCCTGAATGGTCTGCCTTTACAAAAGAAATGTTATCTTATTGTGAAAGAGATGTAGATATAAATTATAAATTATTTAATTATTTAAGAAAAGAATCTATTGGTTTTTCAAAAGAATGTATAAAGTTAGAACATAAAGTTACACATATTCTTGAACAACAAAAACAAAATGGTTTCTTATTCAACGATGAAGAAGCAATGTTTTTAGCTTCGGAATTAAGTTGTAAGTTAAAAGAAACAGAAGATAAAGTACACGAAACATTCAAGCCAATTTGGATTGATGATAAGCTTGTTAAACCTAAACTAAAAAAAGATGGTAAACTTTCTAAACAGGGATTGACAGAACAGGAGTACTCTGATATAATAGATGGTACACTTGAACAAAAACCTTTCATGAGAAAGACACTTCAAGAGTTTAATCTAGGTTCTAGAAAACAAATAGGACAAAGACTACAAGAACTTGGTTGGAAGCCAAATAAATTTACACCAACAGGACAAGCCATTGTAGATGAAAACACTCTTAAAAAGATTACTCACATAAAAGAAGCACGGCTTATAGCAGACTTCTTATTATATCAAAAACGTTTAGCCCAAGTACATTCTTGGATAGATGCAGTACATGAAGAAGACGGTAGAGTACATGGGTCAGTCATTTGTACTGGTGCTATTACTGGTCGTATGGCTCATAGAAATCCTAACATGGCTCAAGTACCTGCTGTTTACAGTCCTTACGGTAAAGAATGTAGGTCATGTTGGACAGTACCAAAAGGATACAAGCTTGTAGGTATAGATGCAAGTGGTTTAGAACTAAGATTGTTAGCACACTATATGGCTGACGAGGATTATGTAAATGAAATTATCAACGGAGACATTCATACAGCTAACCAACAGTTTGCTGGACTTAAATCAAGAGATGAGGCAAAAACTTTCATCTATGCACTCATTTACGGGGCAGGAGATGAAAAAATTGGAAGCATCATTAAGGGAAATAGAGCAGATGGTAAGCGATTGCGAGAACGGTTTCTTACTGGTCTACCAACACTTAGAACTCTTAAGGAACGAGTTGACCGAGCTGCAGAGAAGGGCTACCTTAAAGGGTTAGATGGTCGTAAGATTCTTTTAAGGCATAAACATGCAGCATTAAATACTTTATTACAAGGTGGAGGTGCAATAGCTATGAAGAAAGCATTAGTTATATTAGAAAATAATATAAGACTAAATGCTTTAGATGCTAAGTTTGTAGCTAACATTCATGATGAGTGGCAAATACAAGCAATTGAAAGCCAAGCAGACTTTGTAGGTAGACTTGGAGTAGAAGCAATAGAAAAAGCAGGACAACATTACAATATGCGATGTCCTTTAACAGGTGAATATAAAATAGGAGACAGTTGGTATGAAACCCATTAAAAGAAAAACGTCTACTATAAATTTTGGCTATACTTTCAATCAACAAACAGGATTGTTAGATGCAATAAAAACTGAATTAAAAGAACTAGAATATATTGAAAACGAAATACTTAAAAACAACATGTCTTTAAGAAAAGCTTGTGAATATTTAAAAGAAAAAACTAAAAGACACTTATCAGCTCCCGGATTAAAAAAGCATATGGATAAAAAATATGGAACAGGAGAGTGGTTGTCAAAAGCAAAAGGAGAAATATATATTATATCTAATCCTGCTTGGAAAGACTGGATTAAAGTTGGTAAAAGTATAAACACAGATAAAAGATTATCTCAGTTTCAAGCAGGTTGTCCTTTAAAAGATTTTAAAATTATTAAAATTATTACAGTAAAAAATCAAATTAAAGCTGAAAAAAAAGTACTTGAATTTATGAAATTTTTTGCAGAAGATAACAACGGAGAATGGATAAAAATAAATACAGATAAAGCTATAGAAATTTTAAATACTTACAAGGAAAAATATGAAACCTAAAATAGAAGACAGAAAAAAGTTTGACATTGACTTAACTTATGGTACAATAAGAGAAGAAAAAATAGCAGAGATGCTTACAGATAAAAAGATAGAAGTAAAATCAGAAAAAGATATGTGGCAAAAAACAGGCAACATATGTATAGAGTATGAGTCATGGGGTAAACCTTCAGGCATTAAAGCTACAGAAGCAGACTACTGGTTTCATAA